ATAGAAGAGTAACGTCCAACTGGACGCGAGGGTTTCTTCCTCCCCCTTAAGTGAGGTTGCAATCGGCAATAGCCGCAAGGAAGACAATGCCCGATAAGGAATCGTCAGAGGATTTACAGGACTATCACGAGATCTTAAAGCAGGCCGGGAAACATTTACCAAAGCCAACTGGCTGGAAGATATTGGTTGCTGTGCCAAGAGTAGATCGAGTGACGGAAGGTGGTATCTATAAACCCGATGAGGTAATGCGAATCGAGGAAGTAGGTACGATCATAGGTTTGGTTCTTCAGCTTGGAGATCTTGCATATAAAGATCCTAAGAAGTTCCCTTCGGGGAATTGGTGCCATCGCGGTGATTACATCATGATGCGCTCTTATTCTGGGACAAGATTTAAGGTTGGAGAACAAGAGTTCAGGTTAATCAACGACGATACCGTGGAGGCGGTTGTCGAAGATCCCAGAGGGGTTGTTAAAGCATTATGAGTGCAGAACAAATTATCTCTTCTCCTATGGATGAAGCAAATAACGATAATGATGTTCAGGAAAATGATTACGATCTAGAAGTAGACGTAATAGACGATACGCCTGAAGAAGATCGAGGGAGAGTAGCTCCCGGTTCAAATTCTAATGATGACCATGAAGACGAACTTAAAAACGTAAGTCAGAATGTTCAGAAGAGAATCAAAAAGCTTAAGTATGATTTTCATGAGGAACGCAGAGCAAAGGAAGCTTCTTCTCGTTTGAGAGATGAGGCTGTTGCATACGCGCAAAAAATCCACAAGGAAAATGAAAAGCTTAGAGAACTTGTGAGCCGAGGAGAGCAAGTCCTTGTCGATGAGGTAAAGAACAGGACTCAGAAGGAGCTTGAGTCTGCAAGAATGCAGCTCAAGAAAGCTCACGAGGAAGGTGATACCGATCTGATTGTAACTGCTCAAGAGCTTTTATCTAAAGCAGCTTATGAATCTCAGAAAGCAAATGAGTACACCTTTACTCCTGAGCCTGAAAAAGTTCCTCAGTTTCAGCAGCCCAGAAATTATGTTCAGCCAGATCAAAAAGCGGCTGAATGGGCAAAAAACAATACTTGGTTCAGGACCGATAAAGAGATGACTGCTGTCGCTTTAGCAGTTCATGAGGATCTTGTAACCAACGGTGTTGATACAAAGTCTGATGAATATTATCAGGCAATAGATAACAGAATCAGGGAAAGGTTCCCTGAAAAGTTCGGCGATGAAGACTATGAAGAAGATAGTCCGGTTCTTCGTTCCGATGAGAATCGCCGGAAGCCTTCGACGGTGGTAGCACCTGCAAAGCGAACTACTGGTGCAAGACCGCGCAAAGTTCATTTAACGAAGACCCAAGTCGCTCTCGCAAAGCGGTTGGGTATCACTCCTGAAGATTATGCCAAGCAACTCTTAAAGTTGGAGAATCAAAATGGCTAGAAGCGATATCGCTGACGAGGAACAGGACTCGCGCGCTAAGAGAGAACATGACACCAGAGAGGTGTCTTCTCGCCCGGCACCTTGGAGACCGCCTTCAGTTTTACCTACACCTGACCCTCAGGACGGATACGTCTTTAGATGGATTCGTACTGCAATGAGAAGCGAAAGCGACAACACAAATGTTTCTCGTCGGTTCAGAGAAGGATGGGAGCCCGTTAGGCTTGAGGATCATCCCGAGCTTAGATTGCTTCCTGATATCGACACTAGGTTTGACGGAGCTGCCGTTGTCGGTGGATTGATGCTTTGCAAGTGTGACGCTCGTACAGTTAAAGAGCGAAGTGATTACATGCGAGAGCAATCTAGAATCCAAATGGATGCCGTTGATAACAACTTGATGAGAGAGAATGATGCGAGAATGCCCTTGCTCCGACCGGACAGGGTAACTCGCGTCAAGTTTGGCGACGGATCTTAGGAGATGTTCTCCTACAAGTCGCCGCTTGATTTTTAGGAGAAACTAAAATGGCTATCTATGGTGGCCTCAGAGTGGATTCTTCGGCTCTTTCCGGGGAATCCGTTACTAGAGGTTTTAAGATTGCAAAGAACGAAGGTGATGACATCTTTCAGGGCGATCTTGTTGTAATGGAAGCTGCTGGTAGCGTTACCGCTGCTAGTGGTGTCGGCGAAGTTGCTGCTGTTGGCGTTTTTGTTGGATGCGAATACACGAATAGTGATGGCGAAAGAGTTTTCGATAATCATTATGTAGATGCAATCGATAGAGATGACAACATTGCTTTAGTTAATGTCAACCCTCTCCAGTTCTTTAAGATTAGAGTTGGTACTGGAGGCACCGAGGGAACTATCACCCAGTCCGCAATAGGTATGGGTTTTGACATTGATTATACGAATAGTGGAAACACTACGACTGGGTTAAGCGGGATGATGCTTGACACCGCGACCGCCGCTACTACGGCTCAGTTGAGAGTTGTTGCTGTTACTAACGATGACGGAGCAGATTACTTAAAGGAGGCTGCTGCTACTACCTATACGCACGCAATCGTCTTTATTGATCCTGCCGTTCATTTCTTTAACGCTTCTGTCGGAATCTAAGGAGTAACTAATCATGGCTATTTCTAGAGCGCAAATGATGAAGGAACTCCTGCCGGGGCTGAATGCCCTTTTCGGTATGGAGTATGGCTCGTATGAAAACGAGCATGAGGATATTTATGAGATGGAAACCTCGGACAGATCGTTCGAGGAAGAAGTCCAGCTTTCCGGCTTCGGTTCGGCTCCGGTAAAGTCTGAGGGCGCTGCTATCGCTTACGATACGGCGCAGGAAGTCTTTACGGCTCGCTACAACCATGAGACGGTTGCTCTTGGCTTCTCTATTACGGAGGAGGCGATCGAGGACAATCTTTATGATTCGCTCTCGGCTCGCTACACCAAGGCACTTGCTCGCGCTGCGGCGAACACCAAGCAGGTCAAGGCCGCTTATCCGCTGAACAACGGGTTCACGGGTGGCGCTTTTACCAGTGGCGATGGAGTTACGCTTTTCAATGCGTCTCATCCCAGAGTCGATGGTGGAGTCAATGCCAACCAGCCTTCGGTTGCGTCTGATCTTAACGAGACTTCGTTGGAGCAGGCAATAATTGACATTGCTGGGTTCACTGACCAGAGAGGTCTTAAGATTGCGGCTCGTGCGCGCAGACTGATTATCCCCCCGGATCTTCAGTTTGTTGCTACTCGCTTCCTTGAGACGGATCGTCGCGCCGGAACGGCAGATAATGACATCAATGCACTCCGAAATAACGGAGTTATCCCTGAGGGGCATCGCATCAATCATTATCTGACCGACCCCGATGCTTGGTTCATCATTACGGATGTTCCGAACGGCATGAAGGGTTTCACGCGAACCCCGATGCAGACCTCGATGGATGGTGATTTCGACACCGGCAATGTCCGATACAAGTGCCGCGAGCGATATAGCTTCGGCGTTTCGGACCCGCTCGGAATCTACGGTTCTCAGGGTGCATAAATAGGTATCTGTGGGAAGTTCCCGCAGGGGGGAGGGGAGGTTAATCGGGCGATTCCTCCTCTCCCCAACCTATTCCACTTAAAGTGAATGACACCCATATCAGAAAGAGAGATCGGCTCTATTGAAGAGAAGGTCAAGAGTCTTGAACATCGAGCTAAGAGTGATCGAACCTCTATAAATGCTTTGATAGACGAGATTGATTCGGTAAGGTTAGAGCTTCATCAGTTTAAAAATAAAGTTTACGGAGTTGGCTCTGCTCTTATATTTTTTCTCAGTATCCTTACTTGGATGATTGATTACTTTGTGAGAAGTTGATGGCTTATACAAAACCTTCTCTTAGAAAAAGAATTGTTTCTCAAGTCAAATCCAGTGGCAAAGGTGGAAAACCGGGACAGTGGTCAGCTAGAAAAGCTCAGATTGCAAATGAGAAATACAAAGAAGCTGGGGGCGGCTTCAAGGGCGGTAAAACTAAGGCTCAAAAATCTTTATCTAAATGGACTAAAGAAGACTGGGGCACTAAGTCAGGCAAGCCTAGCACGCAAGGAAAGAAAGCTACCGGAGAAAGATATCTACCGAAGAAGGCAAGAGAATCTTTATCCAGTAAAGAATACGCTGCGACTTCTAAAAAGAAACGCGAAGACACCAAAAAGGGCAAGCAGTTTTCTAAGCAGCCGAAAAGTATTGCCAAAAAAACTGCAAAGTACCGTAAGGGCAAGGCTTAGATATGGCTATTATTTATCGTGGTGAAAAATTCTCTGGATACAACAAACCCAAAAGAACTCCGGGCAAGTCCAAGAAGTTTGCAGTTTTAGCCAAAGAGGGAGACAAAGTGAGACTTGTCCGCTTTGGTGATCCCAACATGAAAATTAAGAAAAACATTCCTGCTCGGAAAAAGTCTTTCCGGGCTCGCCACAAGTGTGACCAGAAGAAAAGCAAATTGACTGCTGGATACTGGTCTTGCAAAAAGTGGTAAACCAATCCTGCCAGACTTTAAAAGACAGCACGCAGACTGGCAGGGTAATTGCGTGCAATGAGGTGAATAATTATGGGTACGACGACTTTTACTGGACCGATCAAGGCTGGAACGATCCGAGACACGACTGGCACTACTGTTGGTAGTAATGTTGCTAATGTTGGGTCGGTTGTGATGTCTCAGACTTTTGATGCAGATCTTTCTTCAGGGGCAATTAGCGCATCAGCTACCGATGTAGTAATTCCTGCAAATTCGCAGATTGTTGATATTGTTGTCGATGCAATTACGGCAGCAAACACTACTACGAATATGAGCATTGGCATAGTTGGAGGTTCCTCTACGGCTATCCTTAACGCTCTTGCTTCCGGTACAACCGCTGGACTTAAGACGATCACTACTCAGGGTGGCGGAACACTTGGCTGGGAAGATGTCGGCACTAGTGACGTTAGACTTAATGTTACTACGAGCGCCGCCACGACTGCCGGGTTGGTTCGCTTCACCATTCTGTATGTTCAAAATAATAACCTGAGTTAATTATTGAGCGACCCCCAATGGTATAGGGATTTAAGCCCTAGAGGAAGAGAGGCCGTAGATCAGACATTGCATCTGATCTGCGGCCTCGGCATTTGTGCTATCGCTGGATCTTATGTCTCAATGGTGTCTTTGTACGCTAGAGAGTTCTGGCTGCAATGGCCGGTTGAACGAGTCGCTGACACTAGAAGAGATATGGCTTTTTGGCTGGCAGGGATAGGCTCATACGAATTATGGAGATGTTTTTAATGATTAAGAACTTTTTGATTTCACTGCTTACGATACTAGCATTTGCGATGCCATCGTATGCAGCGGCTCCATCTGTTAAGAAGCAAGCGAAGGATGGTGACAGCTCCGTTGACTTCGGCATGATGACCGTGGACTTCAATACGAGCAACACTGCTGGCGTCTACAATCTTGGATTTTCCTACCCTCTGTTTTCTTTAGACTGGTCTGAATCTTCTGGATTCGTTGGTGAAATTCATGTATGCGACACTCCGAATGCAGGAGGAGCTTCTGATCTCAGCGCGAGCAGCCAGTGTGATTTAGTCTCTGCTATCGCAGCTACCGACTTGAGCGTTGGATCTTTTTCTTCCAAGAAGAGATACATACTTGTAGAAATTACTACTGCCGGAACTGGTTACCTCACTATAAAGGGAAGTTGGGATCAAGTTGCCGCAGGGTTAACGGCTCCCATTTTTGCTTCAGACTATGGAGTCGTTACAGGCGTACAGTCAAATCAGGCAATCGCTGTCAACTCGGCGATTGCTGCGGCGGCTGCGGCGGGCGGCGGCACCGTCATGCTTCCCGACGGGATTGTTTACCTCGGCGATACTGGAGCCAACAGGTTCTACTCGGGCATCCAAATCACACAATCCGACATCCACTTGCGTTGCGAGACCTTCCAGGGTTGCGAGCTTCGTCCGCTTTTTACCCACGGCGGGACGCTCTTGTCGGTGTGCCCCGCCTTCACGAACACACCTAATTACGGATTTAACAAGGACTGCACGACGCCGGGGAGTCCCCTCGATAACGTCACGATCGAGGGGATTAAGTTTTTTGACGATAATCCGACCGCGCATTGCAACTCTTACAACGCCGCCACTGGTCAATGTGCAAGCGAGGAAACGCACGGGTTGTTCGTGAGCGACTGCATTTCGTGTGCGGCCCGCTACAACGTCGTCGATTCGATGGGCGACGAGGGCATTGTCTGGCAGGGCGACAGCGGCATCGTTTTCCAGAATGAACTCATCAATATACCGTCAATCCGGGGCGGTAGCCCGGGCGGCGGCGGTGCGGCTTTGGAAATCGAGGCAAATGACGTTCTTGTTTCTCAGAACGTCGTGCGCGGAATCCAAAAAGATCCGCAGGGAGACGGTGCCGCTTGCAGTACGGACTGCCAGAATCGGAATGCTGCGCTCACCGTCTCTACGAACAAGACGGTAGATATTCGCGGTGTTCAGATTCTCGATAATCGTATCTACGACATCGACGCTTGGTATGGGATTACGGTCAGCTCTAACACAGCGGCTTTGTCGGATGTTCGCATTGCGGGCAACACCGTCGAGATGCTGAACGTGAACGTCGCCACCGACTGCGAAGAATTTCCTACCTACGATCCCGGCACCACTGTAGACGCGATGCGCTGCGCGATCGCGTTTACTGGCGCCGATGTTGGCTCGTTGGGTGTTTCGCGCGACAAGATCGTAGTAGAAGGAAACATGTTCGGGGGCACGGTCCTTTTCCCGTCGGTGGCAGGAGGCGCGTTAGGAAGCGTCATCGTCCGCAATAACGTCATCGGCGGTGACTCGCTTGATGCGAACGGCCCCGGTCTAGTTGCGTCGGGCGATCCCCTCACGATCGAGGGTAACACGATCTCCGGTTTCGGCACCTACGGGATTTTTCTTACTGGCACAAATGACGACAATGGAACGAACGAGGTGGTAATTCGAGGTAATTCTATTCGCGAAGTGCAGCTTGATGGGACGGGCGACACCGCGAACGACGTTGTTACAATGTATAACCCCGTCTCGAATCCCTGCGGGGCAGACGGCGTGATTCGCAACGGAATCAATATGGAGAACAACGTCATCATTGGGAACGGGGATGCCAACACGACGGATCGCATGGTTGAGTTCAACGTTTGCGCTTTGGCTTCGTCCTCGAACGACTACGTTGACATGGACGATTCAGGCGACTCCGGCAGTTTTGGCATGACGGGTTTCGCATCCATGCGGGGCACGACGCTGAAGAATACGAACAGCCGCCCGATCGAGTCGTCGGTTGACGGTGCTATCTATGTCGGGAATCGCTTTGAGCACAACGGCGAGCGAATATCCCTGACGGGCGCAGACGTGATTTTCAACAGCAATCTGATCGTGGACATCTCGATCCGCTCAGCGGACCTTAGCGGACAGCGTCCTACCTGTATCGGGAACAAGGTTCGCAACACGACGAGCGCATTTGATTATCCAATCTTCTGCGGCACGACTGGTGACGGCGGCGCTTGTGGCGCGGATCTTGCGGCGGGCGGAATCTGTGATCTAAACAGCATCTGTAACTCCGGCGACACCGATTGCTAGGGGTGCTCTAATGACTCATGTAACCCCGACGACTCTCTGGGCCTCCCTCGGCATTGTAGCTTCTGCCGTCGGGGGGCTTTTTACTATGCAGCTATCTCACACTTCTGCTAATGGACATAGCTCTCTTGCTGAGCAGTCTGAAGTTTCTGATGTAAAAATTAAAGTAGAAAGAATAGAGACTGAAGTAAGGCACAACAAAGAGATACTGAATGACCTCAAGGCTGACATAAGGCATATTAAAAAAGAACAGGACGACTTCAACAAAGAAGTTTTGGAGGTTATCCGTGGCAACTAGCGGCAGCGTTTCATTTCTTCCTGATGTTGGAGAAATTGCAGAAGAAGCATTCGAGAGAGCGGGATTGATAATTACTTCTGGATATGACCTTCGGACAGCCAGAAGAAGTTTAGATCTCCTACTTATGGAGTGGGCTAACCGAGGTATTAACCTGTGGTGTGTTAGCGAATACACTCAAGATTTGGTTGCTGGTCAGGGGCAGTACACCGCAGTCAACTCTTCTCCGAATGTTGCCGTTTCGATACTCGAAGCAGTTCTCAGATCCGATGCTGGCGATGCTGACAAGCAGGTCGATTATGATCTAAGTAGAATATCGAGAAGTACTTTCCAAAGCGTTCCGTCGAAGCTCGCTCAAGGAAGACCAACTCAGATTTACGTTGACAGGCAGCAAGGACAGATCAATTTGAATCTCTGGCCTGTACCCAACGATGCTACCCAGAAACTTGTCTACACATATATAAGAAGAATGGAAGACACCGGACCCGGAGGCGCTTATGAAGCAGACGTGCCCGCTAGGTTCTGGCCCGCTCTCGTAGCCGGTCTGGCTTATAACATTGCGCTGAAAAAGCCTCAGGTTGCAGACAGAATCCAAATGCTGAAACAAATCTACGATGAGCAGTTTCAGTATGCAGTTGAAGAAGACAGGGAGAAATCGCCGCTGAGGTTGTTCCCCGGAGGGTACGACTGAGTGGCCTCCTACGCTAAGGGCAAAAAGGCTTTTGGCTTCTGCGACAGATGTGGTTTTAGATACGATCTAAAGGATCTCAAGTCTGAAACCGTCAATCTTGTCAGCACTAATCTTTTAGTTTGCGAGGAATGTTGGGATCCAGATCATCCCCAGAACATGCTTGGAAGAATCAGATACGACGACCCCCAAGCCCTCCGCAATCCCAGACCTCTTGGCGGAATCAGCGGCAGAGATCTTCCCGCTGCTTATAGGTGGGACTTCAAGAACCCAACGGTCACTGTTATACCGTCTGGAACTTACGCTGGGTATAGCGTTATTGATGGCTGGTTCGGAGCCCAATGTACTATATCAGCCCAAGCAAGTTCTGAGTCTCTTAGGATTGATGGTAATAATAGGCTAAATCCAGCCTCTGGTGGTGATCCTCAAATCCTACAAGGGTTTGATTATTCTGGGGAACAAGATCATCAAAACTTAAACATAGATACTTCTGTTTATAAGTATGTTGTAAGTTCATTTAGAATAGACACACCTACCGTATTTACAGATAACAGTCAATTTGTTTTCAATTTTGATGGCAGCTTGTTTTGGACAGACCAAACTACTCCGTCTCCGTATCCGTGGTCTGCGGATCGGAGGCAGATTGCAAAACCTTTCCCTTATCTTCCGTTAAGTCAGGCTGCGTCCGGGTTTTCCGCAAGCGATAAAAATATGACAACAAGGTTCAAACTTGTTTGGGATATGTCTAATGATCCCACTTGGACGGGAACGGTAACTGGTTTGAGAATAGATTATATGGACTCTAGACAAGTACCAAGAGTTGATGCCGATAAAGATTCGGGAATAATTGACATTGAGTACATAGAAGTTGTGGCTTTTCACAACATAGATTTATAGGAGTTTAAAATGCCCAAAGTTGGAATGAAGAATTTTTCGTATGACCAGACCGGATACCAGAAGGCTATGCAGGAAGCGCAGCGTACCGGTTTACCTGTTGAGTTCGAGGATAAGAACTACGCACAGTATTCGTGCGGCGGATCTGTTCACGGCAAAGGCTACAGAAAAGCTAGGATGCCCAAGAAGGGGAAGTAAAAATTGATTGCCTACACACTAGATAGTCTTCGCGCTGCAATAGACGAGTGGTTAGAAAACGACTTCTGGGGGGATACCGACCAGAAGGATAACATCATCTCTATGTCTGAGGAGAAGATCTATAAGACTGTAGGCATTGCTGGATTCAACACGA